GATACAGAAACTAGGAAGGGAATTTTTCCCGGGGAATTTTTCCCTCCCTGGCGATTTGCCCTATGGCGTTTTGCCCGACCTCAGGGCGGAATGCCTGCCTGTGGCGATCTGCCGTATGGCGTTATGCCCGCTCTCGAGGCAGAACGCCCTGGTGTGGACCTTTGCCTGGTACGGACAAATGCCCGCCGGGTGGATTTGTTGCTGCTTTCAGCGGCTTTCAGCGCGGGTGAAAGTGGGAAGAACTCCGCTCGAGGATTTTCGCCGCACTTTCAGCGCCGGTGAAAGTGGGAAGAAACGGTGCGCGGGCATTCTGCCTGCCTGCGATTGCGGCAGGCGAGCGGCCGGCGCGCCGCGACGCGTGGCGCTTTTCCTCTGTGCAGATCGGTGCAGATCGCTGTGCAATGCGTCGCAGGATTGTGCTACGATTGTGTCAACGATTCGCGAAAAAGCCCGCCAATCGCGGGATTTTCGTTGGCACGCCACTAGCACTATGTAGGGCAGCCGGTAATGACGCCGGCCGAGACCGAAACCCGCAGTAAGGGAGGCTCTACCACATGGATACTGACCGCGCTACGCTCTCCGCTCGCCACTCCACCATCGTCACCCGCGAGCAACTGGCGGGGATCCCGGCGCCGCTCTCCACGCCGACGCATCGGCCGATTGCGCACGCCGACCTAGATGAGATTCTCCGCGATCGTCTCGCGGCGGCCGGCTATGGGATCGCCCGCGCGCAGTATGCCGTGCAGACCGAGGGGCTCAGGCTTTTCGGCACGTATGACCTAGAGAACATCGCGGCGCCCGGCGACGGGATGGGCATGGCGCTCGGCTTCCGCCACGCGAACAACAAGAGCATGGCGCTGCAAATCGTCGCCGGCGCCCGCGTCTTTGTGTGCGACAACTTGGCCCTGTCGGGCGAAGCCAAGCTGTTCCGCAACCGCCACACGCACGGGGTAATCGGCCGATTGCGTGAGGCGATCGGCGGATATTTCCGCGAATTGCCTCGCGCCATTGAGACGATTCGCGACCGTTTCGGCGTGTGGCAGGCGGCCGGCCTGGACGACGATGCCGCTAAGGTGATTCTCTACGATGCCATCGCTACGGGCATCGTGCCGTCGCGGATCCGCCCGGACATTCACTCAGCTTACTTCAACGCGGAAACACTCGGATTCGAGGACTGTGCGCCGCGCACAAAACTCGGCCTGCACAACGCGTTTACCCGGGGTATCAAGGCACTGAACCCGGCGCCGGCCTATGAGGCGAACATCGGCCTAACGCATTTGCTCGGCGCAAACTAGCATCGGGGAACGGGCGGGGCGCCGGTACGGGCCCCGCAATCCCCCAACCCCGAACCCGCAATTAGGGAGGCTGGAACCGTGGCGTGGCAAAGCACAAATCCGATGTTTCGCAGTCTGACCGATGCCGAGGTAGAGACGTTCCGCCAATGGGCGCGCGACAATGATCCGCCGTCGGCCGATTGGAGTCTGTACCATCCGATCTGTCGCGAGACCTGGACCGCGCGCGGTCTGTCGCCCGAGGCGCCGAGGCCCCCCGAGGGGCCCCGGCCGCCTAAGGCGCTCCCACGCTGCCGGCGCCATGGCACCATCCTGCCGGCCGACCTGACCTGTCCGTACTGCACCCGCGAGGCCGAGGCCGAGGCGCCCCGAGTGGATCTCCCATGACCGGCGCCGAGGCAGCCCGAGTGCTCGGCGCCGAGGCCTCGCTAACGGTCTCCGCGCGGCTCCGAGTAGACGTGAGGATCACTGACGCCAAAACGTCCTACGGCAGCGTCCGCTACCTTGTGACGCCGCTAGCCGGATGGGGCGCCGAGTGGGTTGACGCGTCCCGAGTGGTCCTGTCCCGAGTGGCCCCCGAGGCCCGCCCGTCCGAGGTGCGCCCATGAACCTGTTAGCCGTCGGGACCGACAGTAAGACGCCCCGTGGCGAGGCCCGAGGCATCCTGACCGGGATCCTCTACATGACGCCGGCCGAGACCGAGGCGGACGCGCTCAACTTTTGCCCGTATTCGACCGACGCGTGCCGCGCGTTGTGTATCGCCGAGACCGGCCGAGGCCCCATGCCATCGGTGCGGCGCGGCCGGGCCCGCAAACGGGCTTTGTTCGTGGGTAATCGCGCCGAATTCCTGCGGCAATTGGAGTGGGACTGCGGCGCCTTAGTCCGCGCGTCAGTCCGCCGCGAGCTTAGGGCCGCGTCCCGGCTCAATGGGACCAGTGATGCCGCATGGGAATTGCTGGCGCGCGGCTTGTTCGTGCGCTATCCCGAGATCCAATTCTACGACTACACAAAGGTTCCCGCGCGCTATTCACGGTTTCTGGCGGGCAAGTTGCCGCCCAACTATCACTTGACGTTCAGCCGATCCGAAAAGAATGAGGCCGAGTGCCTGGCGTTCCTGCGGAACGGCGGCAACGTAGCGGTCGTTTTCGGGACGCGCAAAGGGCAGCCCTTGCCCGAAACGTGGCACGGCTTCCCGGTAATTGACGGGGATGTGGACGACTACCGCCCGGCGGATCCGGTCAACGTCGTAGTCGGATTGCGCGCCAAGGGGCCCGCGCGCCGCGATCGAACCAGCGGGTTTGTCGTATGGGAGGGCATCTAATCATGGCCGTCCAGCGCGATCATACGGGGCGCCAGACCGTGCCCGATGCCTGTCCGATGTGCGGCCGGCTGACGTTCCGCCGGCCGAGGACCGGCAAGCTCCGCTACTGGCACCTGTGCCCGCATGACCGCGTCTGCCCGGCCGGCGATCGCCTCTTAGGTCTGCACCTGAATACGTACCCGCCGGCCCGAGGCTGTCCCGAGTGCCGCGCAATTCCCCGGCGCGGGTGATGGTAATTGGACCGTCGCCCGGTCATGGGTCGGTGTCGCTATCCGACCCGTGGCGTTCAGCCGGGGATCATGAAACCCGGAATTAGGGAGGAACCTAATGGCACCTGGGGCCCGCATCTACGCCGAAATGGTGCGCCACCTCGATGAGCTAGTACGCGAGCGCAATCAACGAATCGAACAGGAGACGACGATGCCCCTAACCGATGTGCAGTCCTGTAACGCCCCCGAGTGCCACCGCACGGGCACGGCCGAGGCCATGCGATGGGGCGATGACTACCTCTGTGCGATGCATCGAGGCGTCCCGAGCCTCGTCCTGACCGACGCGGAAATCGACTTCCTAATCGAGGCCCTGGACTCCCATGAGTACTGGCAATTGAGCGAGTCGAACGAGCGGAATGACGGCGCGTCCCAAATCGAGGACGGCGAGAACGCGGATGTGGATTTCGGCCGCGCCATTGCCCACCGGCTGTATCAGGCCAAGGAAGGGCGCCAGACGCTGCCGGCCGTGCGAGGCCTCGATATCGAGCCCGAGGACGACGACGATACCGACGACTTCGGGGATCCGCGATGATCCCGACCGAGCCCGTGCGCGTGGACGCATACGGCAAGACCCCGTGCCAGTGCCAAATTTCGACCGATCCACGGGATCGCTTCGACGCGATTCGCTACTGCCCGACCCATGCCCACGCGTTCGCGATGCGGACGCTCCTTGAGGATGCCGTGAAGATGGATGACGGTTACGACACGGGAGACCAAGCGGCCAGGGCGCTCCGGTTGCTCGCGGCCAGGGCGCGCGAAGTCCTGAGGGGGGCCCAATGACCCGCGACCTCGCCGTGGTGTTCCATGTCACGGGGCGCGGCCGCCACGGCGGCCATTCCTACGCGCACCTGACCGATCTCGCGCAGTGGACCCCGAGTAGTCGGCAGTCCCGGTGGAGCATCTTCCGCTGGAGCGGGCCGACGCTGTGCGGGCTGTGGGAGCGTCAGCCGGGAGATCCCCGTGTCCATCGGAGTAATTACCCCGTGAGCGCCGTGCAGTGCAAACGCTGCCTGAAGAGCGCCGCAAAGGAGACCGCATGACAATCTACGCGATTTACATGGGTGGGTCGGGCCCGGCCTGGATGGAAGGCGAGGCCAGGGAGACCCCGGAGTTCTACATCTTCCCGACCCGGTACAACCACTGGGGATCCCGGCGTATTAGCAAGCGCGAGGGGTCGAAGAGTAAGGCCGAGGCGATCAAGCTCGCGCAGGCCTATGCCGAGCAACAGGTGCGCCGGTACACCGAGGCGCTGGCCGATGCTCAGGCGATGCTCGCGAAGGTGGAGGCGCTGGCCGCCGAGGTGACGCCATGAGCACGGTGAACCACGCCGCGTGTTGCGAGTGTCCTACGTGCTGGTATGAGCGGACCATGGCCCGGCCACTCAGCCATGACGCCCGCTGTGTCCTCCTGACCGGCGCCGTCGAGTCGATCGACGGGTCCAGTTACCCCGACGACCGCGCCAAGCTGGGGATCCGCGATGCCGGCGGCGGCTACTCCATCGTGGCCGTCCCGCGCGAGTTCGCCGGCACGCTGTCGCTGGGATCCGCCGTGTCGATCACGGTACTGGCCGTGGCGCCATGACCGCCGACCCCCAGCGCCACATGAATATCGGGGCGAGCAAAGGAGCCCGAGGAATGAAGCGACCAATGGACGCAATTGCGCGCCCGTTCGAGCACCGGCGCGGAAATGGCCGATGGGACTTGCTCTGTGGGTGCCGCATCTTGAACGCGGGACAGGCGCCGGCCGAGGTCGGCCTCGTCACGGGCGAGCTATGCATGGTGTGGTGCCCGGCCCACGCCAAGGTCGCCCTGGCGGACACCCGCACCATCATCCGCACTGGACAGGACGTTCTGAGAGGGAAGCCTGATGCCTAGGCTCACGCCCGCGCAATGCCGCGAGGCCGCGCGCGACTTCATTAACCAGTGGTTCAAGGATGTCTCGCCGCCGCATCCCGATGATCTCACGGTCGAGCGCGTGTCCCAGATGCTGAGGGACGCGATGTTCGAGGCCTGGAAGGACGGGTTTGTGAAGGCGCTGACACTCGAAGAGATGCGCGAGCTTCAGCGCGATCCCCTATGGAGAGAGGAGAAACCCAGTGGCTAGATTTCGCGCCTGGATCGAAGGGCGCTACGGCAACCAAGCCCGCCGCATGGGCGACGACGGGGTGCTGGCCGAATTGACGGCCGCCAAGGTCGGCGTCCATGTCGTGGGCCGCTTGAATGACCGAGGCCTGGAGGAGTTTCAGGTCTTTGCCACGCAGGGCCGACGCGCGGGGGTCGAGCCCGTGTACCTAGGGGTCGTGGAACTGAGCCCCGAGGGGACCGTGATCTTCACCCCTGAGGCCGCGCGATGAAGCGACCCGTCTGTGTCGCCTGTATGAAGTCCATGACCTGTCTCAGGAACGATGTGACGGTGGAGGAGGGCTTTGTCAAAGGCCGGAACCCCGACGGCACGTCGCAGTATGAATCGGGCCAGCTGTGGGCAGCGGACCTCTGGGGCTGCACGCAGTGCGGCATCCAGATCGTCACCGGCTTCGCCCAGCGCCCGTTTGCGATGCATTTCGAGCCCCACTACGCCGAGATCGTCAAGCAGGCCCAGTCGCTCGGCCGCGTGGACGACTAACCCCTCACCAGAAAGGACACCCCATGAAGAAGCCCGTCCCAGTGAAGCGCGTCCCGCGCCCCATCATTGCGCTGGCCGCGCCGAGTTCGCCGCAACCGACCACCACCATCGAGCGGAAGCTGAAAGGGGGCGAGTTGAGTTGGAGCCTCACCGCGCCCGGCCCGACCATCGAGCGGAGCATCGACCGGGCCCTCGCGTCGGCGAAGGCCATGATTACCGGCTGTCTGGAACTGGAAGCGTTGGAGCGGTCGCTCCGCGTCCAGCAGTCCGACATTGCGGCCCAGCTGGAGGTGTCCATCGAGAAGGTGAGAAACGAGAAGTCGGAGCGCGCCCAGTGAGTTGGTACAAGGAGACCACCTATCTGCGCCAGGGCGTCACGCATGAGGCGCTCTACATCCGCTGGGAGGATGTGAACGAGATTCTGGAGTTGGACGAGGGCGAGGAGATGGAAGGCACCCCCGAGGAGGACGCCAAGCTCGTCCAGTGGCTCGCGGACCACCGCGCGCCCGCGTGGATCGACACGGCCGAGGGCTGGATCGATGAGCACGGGTGGGGGCTGATCGGCCCCCCGCAGGCGGTGGGCTCATGAAGCTCCCCCGGCACTACGACGTGTCCCATCGGAACGAGATCAGAGCGTTCGTAACCGAGTACCTCGATCCGAATGGCACCCTTCGGTTTGAGGACGATCCCGCGAAGATCGTCACCCAGCTGGGCCGGATCTTCCAAGACGAGGGCGGCGCTGGGATCACGGTGCGGCAAATGCGCCTCTACCTCGACACCTTGGAGCGACAATGAAAATCAAGACGAACTACGACTGCGAGATCGAGCCGAAGGACTTCGCGAATCTCCAGCGCGGCCACGCGCTCACCGCGACGCTCTCTGACGGCAGCGTGGCCTTTCGCTTCCACATGGATCCGGCGCTGCTCGTCGAGAACGGCCCCGTGCGCGTGGTCGGGCTCGAGAAGCCGTCGCCGCCCTTACTGACCGATGGCACGCCGGGGAAGAAGGTCTACACGCACCGAGGGACGTGTCCGTTCTGTCACCGAGGCCCGCTGGTGCTGGAGCCCCACATCCGCGTGAAGCATCCCGACAAGCCCTTGCATCCGACCGGGAAGCATCGCTGTCCGCAGTGTCCGCAACGCTTTGAGTCGGCGCAGGGGCTCACCGTCCATACGCGCATTAGCCACGCGAAGAAAGGCAAGGCCTAACCATGCCCAAGCTCTGCGACCGCTGTGGCTTGCCGTACTATCGCCGGAACCAGTTCGAGGGCTGGGACAAGCAAATGCCGGGCTCCCGCACCGGCTGGAACAAGCAGACCCTGCGGATCTGCACGCACTGCCAGACCGCGCTCCAGACCCACAAAGTCCTGATGCAATTGAAGGTGACCGTCATGCCGAAGCGGCGGAAGGAGGCCTGATGCTCACCATCGCCGCCGGCATCCTGCTGGCCGTCCTGATCCTCTGTTGCTGGCGGGAACTCCTGCTCTGGGGCGCGGTGGCACTCGGCCTCGCCCTGGTCGTGGGGATCGCGGCGTCCGTCGCGCCGCCGCCCCCCCGGGCCCCCAAGGCCCCGCCTGCGCCCCGCCCGTGCTACCGCTGGACCGATGCGACCGGGGAGACGTTTACCGCCCCGTGCCCCCGATGAAACCGTTCCCGGTCTCCCTCATCCGGTGCGACAGTTTCCTTTTCGGATTCTCAGACGTACCGCACGGGACGAGACCACGGAAGCAGTGAGTAAGGCAAATCAATGAGGGCGGCAAGAAAATTCGCTTCGACGCCACGCGTCAACGCCGATTGGCCGAGGAAATCGCGCGGCGAGATGGATAGCGGTCCAACCATCAGCCCACCGGACCAGAATGCCCCGGAAACAAGAGAGGATTATGTCCGACGCATACTTGCCCTACTACAGCCAATCCGCCGACGCAGACGCCGGCGCCGACGCCTACGCAAAGCGGGCTAGTTACCGCTATCGACTCCGTCTGTTCAGGGTTTGCGCGGCGCTCGAGATCGGGGACGCGCTGGACCGGCTGGTTTCACCGGCTTCTGAGCAAACTCCTCTAGCTGTGATTCGCTCATCCCGGTACGAGTCGTCTTCCCAGCGCGGCGTCTGGCAAGGTCCGCGCCCATCATCTTGCGCTGGCGTTCCGATTTCGACGGTGACATCGTGTCCTCCTGTCCGAGAATGAACCGTAGGGGCAGGGTCTTAGGTGGGCGCGTCAGAAAGAGCGGCGTATGTTCGCCCGCCCAGGCGCCCAGTGTGTTGAACGAGAAGTACTCGGCCGCCTCCTCTTCGGTCATCCCATCGCGCGATTGGAGAATGCGGAGACACCGCCCCGTGTCGTACACGGCAAGCGCCGGCTGGCTACAGCGTTCCGCGACGCCGAGGAAGGCGCCCTCGAATCCATCGGCCAGGAGCGCGTCGGGGTTGATCTCCGCGATCCACGCGCGCAGCGGCGCGTTCATAGCGGCTGGACCGTGATGTCGGCGCCGACAAAGTCGGTGTAGACCTTCGTTGCGGAGAGTTCGCACACTTGCCCGTCGTCGCGGAAGGCAATGGAACTCAGGGCATCGAGGATGGCGCGGATGAGCTTATCGAGGTCCGGCCGCACATCGGGCCATTTGTACTTTTTCGGGCGGCTCTTCGGATGTGGCATGTAGAACACCACGCGCAGCTGCACCGGGCCGCTGGGGATGATCTCGACGCCGGCCTTGATCGCCTGCGCGGCCACATCCTGACGCCACGGCTCGGTGCGGGTGTTCGCGCTGGTGAGGATGGCGCGGGCTTTCCCCTTGCCTCGCGAGACAAACCCGCGCATCGAGCCCTGCGGGATGGGCGTGCCATACACGCGAAAGGTCACGGCGCGAACATGAGGGTTTGGTCCGGTCGATCAAAGGGGCGCCCCTGGTAGCGACTCCGCACCCAGTCGCCCCATGGGACGTGCGTATCGAATCGCTGGATGACCCATCGCTGGAACCCGAGAAGCTCAGGCGTGCGGACAAAGGGCATCGGATACGGCAGCGCCCCGAACTCGCGGAGCCGCGCCCGGCGGTGATCCCGATCCGCGTGCGTCTCGCCCGGCCAGTAGCCGATGAGGATGTACACCATGATCTCTCGCGGCTGGACGCCGTGTCGGACCAGCGCCTCGAGCCCCGCGAACAGGCGGCCCTCGTCCTTCCGGTTGTCCCAGGCCGTATAGATGCGCCGCGTCTTCATACCGTCGTCGCGAAACTTCACGCTGGCAATCGCCGCCGCCGCCTCGTCGGTGAGCATCCGCGCATTGATGCCTTGATTGAACGAGACCTTGAAGCCGCCCGCCCGAATCTCCTCGATACGGTCGCGCCACCGAGGCTGCCCGAAGAAGTCGTTGTCGAGGAGAATGAGCTCACGGGGCCAGGGCTCGCCGCGCCAGATGTCGGCGATGGTCTGCGCCTCGCGCACCGCGCCTTCCTTCCGAGGCACGACGCAGAAACTACACCGGAGCCGGCAGCCGCGCTGACTGAAACCGATCGACTGCCGCCAGCTGGGATAGTCTGTGTAATCCTGCCGCGTCGTCGTGATCCCGTGCGCCTCCAGCGAGGAGGCCACATCCCAGCCGGTGCCGCCGAGGAGCGCGTGCGGGTAGTGCTGGCGGACGAGATCCGCGTGCGTCGCCTTGGTCCGCTCAAAGATCATCGAGCCATAGACGCGGTCCCAGGCCGGATCACCCAGCCGAGGCGCGAGTAGGCGCGGGTTGTCCGCCCGGCGCAACTCGACGGAGTGCCCCTGGTCGCGATGGTGGGCCGCCAGGCGCATCAGCGCGATATTCGGCACCTTGCCATCGAGGTGGAGAAGCAGGACGTTCACGGCAAACGGTTACTCCCGTCGATCGTCGCGCCGCTCCTCCCGGCGAGCGCGGCGGTCGTCGCCGCCCGCGTAGTAGCGCCAGCCGAGAAACAGGATCGCGCCGCCGGCGACGACGAGCGCGACGATCATGCCGGGAGACCACGCATCGCCGATGGGCGTGCAGCCCACCAGTCCGGTTAGGGGCACCAGCCAGCCTCGACGTATCGTGCTCATGTCGTCCCTCCCGCGCCGGGGGCGAGCCCCATCGCATTACGCCAGATCAGCAGCGCCCCCTTGAGCCCACCGGTCACGCCGTCGAATTCGCCTCGCTCAAACGCCTCTAGGGCATAGGCCACTTGCTGCGCCCCGGTGCGCATGGCGTGCTTGTAGCGGTCGATCTCAGGACCGTCGCCGGCCAGATGCTCCTCGGTGAAGTGCCGCGCTATGGAATCCTCCAGCGCCGTCACGCGGGCTTGGAGGGCGGCGACCACCTCGACGGCGTCCGAGAGGGTCTGCGTCCCATCGAGGAGCTTGAACGCCGCCGCCAGATCCGCCGTCATCTCGGGGGGCGTCACGCCGTCCCTCCCGCGCCGGGGGCGAGGGCCGAACTCACCGCGCAGCCCCCGCATTCGCCGGTGGCCTGATCGTAGGTCGCGCAGGCGTGGACGCTCCGCAGCGCGGTCTCCAGCGCCGTCACGCGGGCCTGGAGGGCGTCGGCTCGCTCACGCTGTTGTCGATGGAGTCGGTCCCACTCAAGGCATGCATCCTCCGCGCTCTCTAGGTCCGCCCGCACGGTCGCGAGGGCGGTGGCGATACGTGTGTGATACACGCACACTTGGCGGGTCGAGCACTGACAGAGCCAGCCCAAGCCGATACATAGCGCCGCCTCGTGATCCGCCGCCGTCACCTCGGGGGTCATCGTCGGCTCTTCCGACCGGCTTCATAGCCCGCGAGAAACGCGGCTTGGATGGCTTCGATGGCGACGGGAATCTGTACGAAAATGACCGGCGGCGCCGTGGGTCGCAGATGGTCCTTCCGCTCAACCAGGGGTGCGCCGGCATTCACCTTGACGAGCAGTTCGCGCGCATCGCTCTCCTCACACCGAGCCGTCACCTCGGGGGGCGTCATCGCCACAGCCCCATGCGGACCCCGACCCAGCAGAACAGCCAGCCACCGCACCAGGAAACGACCGCTACTAACACCGTCACCTCGGGGGGCGTCACCACGTTGTCTGGGTCTCCACCACGGTGCCGATGGGCGGCAGCGTGAGCGCGAGGGGTCGCCACTGGGTCTGCGGCGTGTCGGTCCCCGCCGCCACCGCGTCGAGCCCGTGCAGCACCCAGATTTCGCTCTGGTCGGTCAGCGCGATGAGCGCGTTCCGCGAGACGAGCAGCTGGATGATCTTGCGCGGCGTGCCGGTTCGGGGGGCAGCGGGGACGGCGAGGAGATCGTTGGCGGGCCTCTCATCCATCGCTCACCCTCCGACGCGCTGTTCCGCTCGCTTGTTGGCCTCGGCGAGGCGCTTCTGTTCGACGCCGAGGAACGAGCCCCAGTTGGCCTTGAGCCGCTCCATCAGGGCTTTTCGCTGGGCGATCGTTTTGACATTGTTGATCTGATCCTCCGCGTCGTCCACGGGCGTGCGCTCGGGCCGGGGATACGGCTCATGCGCGAACACCGGGGGCGCCAGCACCTGGACCGGATCGCTCGAGCCCCCCCGTGCCCACGCGGCCAGTCGCTCGCCCAGCGCCTCATCGATTGGCTTGCCCGGGGGGATCATCGTGTCGAACGGCTCCCGCATTGCGGAGATCGACAGATCCGGCACGCCGTGCGCGTACTCGGGCAGGGTCAAGGTGAAGAGGGTCTCAAAGGCGATCCGGTCAGACATGATCGGCTGCATCGGAATCACGGTCCACTCGCCGCCGCCCTTCGGGATGACCATCTTGTCCTTGGCGCGGAAGCACAGAATGATGTGGCACGGGAGTTCCAGCATCAGGTAGATGAAGTGGTTCTCCTCAGCCTTGACCTGAGCCCACGCGGGGGCGCTCATCTTGTCGATCCGACCGAGATCGCCCTTCGCGAGCTTCAGCGCCACCTCGTCCTTCCATTCCTTCAGCCCGCCGATGCCGTCCCAGAGGTGGGTCAAGGTGTCGATGATCAGGACGGCGGGTTTCTCCTGGGCGACGGCGGCGATGGCCTCGATGTACTTCTGCACGCGGTGCGGCGAGCCAATGTCGGCCGCTTCGTAGGCGAACTGGTCGGCGTAGTGGTGCCCGTGGGGCTCCGTATTGAGCATGATGATGCGGCCCCCGCCGGCCATGCCCCTCGCGAGCCGCAGGGCGCTGTAGCTCTTGCCGCTCTTGGAGGGCCCCGCGAGCCCGATGATGAGCGGCGTGTTCTGGCGCGTGGCCGGGCGGAAGGAGATCATGCGGGTGCCGCCATCTCGCGCCACTCCATCCCAAGGAAGGCCCACCAGTAGTTCTGGTCGAACTGCTTGCCCCCCGCGAGATAGGCATTCGCTTGGCCGAGCAAGAGCTCATCGAAGCGGTCGCGAGCCGTCTCGTCGCCGGTCTGGGCCCAGAGCCAGCCGTAGAGCGGCGCGATAATCATGTTGAGGTCGGGTGCCCCCGTGGTGGACAGCCCGCCCTCGGAGACGCAGTCGGGGTTCAGCTGGTAGAGCATGGCGTGGGTCGGCGGATGGTACGCGGTCGCCCACAGCCAGTCGGCCAGCCCCGTCAGGGCTGGCAGACAGCGGGGGTCGTCGGTCTCTTCCCAGTCCGCGATCAGCGCCTGCGCGGTGATGGCCGTCATGAAGGGCGAGACTTGCCACGCGGCCCACGTCGCCACGTCGTACCACTGGGCGAAGTAGGCGTAGGACTGATCGACCCAGCGGGCGCGGATCTCGCGCTTCGGCTCGCCCAGCAACTCGGCATTGATATAGCTCAGGATCGCGTAGGCCACCTCCCGGCTGGTGTTGTGGTAGGTGACGTAGTTCGGGTCGGTGTAGTCGCCCGCGTACATCGCATTCTGCGAGAGGAGGATCGCCGTGCGCTTGGACTCCTCGTCGCCCGTGCGCTCGAAATCCATGCGGAGGCCCGTCGTGAAGTTCTGATAGCCCGGCACCGCGCCGTTGTTCGGCAGGACGTACTCGTCGCGATACCACGCCAACGCTTGCTTCGCGTACTCCGACCACGGCTCGGGGGACTGGGTGTAGTCCGCGATCTGGTACATCACGCGGCCCATGTCGTAGTAGACGTGGTTGAGCTTCGTATCGATGTCGGGCGGGGGCTCGCTGGACAGGAAGTCCCCGTGGATGATGCCCCAGGTAATCATGTTGTCTTCCCACGTCGCTTTATCCGGGGCGCTCGGATCCGGCGGCACCGGCGCATCCGCCCAGACGGGGAACGGAAACGGCTTAACCACCGGCCCGTTCCCCACCGAAAAAGGGCGGCTGATCCGGCCCTCCCGCACGGTGCCGTCCGCGTTGGAGCCCGCCACCGTCTCGACGTACTCCCCCGGCGGGAGCGTGAAGGCCTGGGACCGTGCCGTCAGCGGCACCACGTTTGCGGCGACGTAGGCGCCGGCCGGCGTCTCGATCTGCACCCAGTAGTGGGTCAGGTCGGGACTGACCGGCGGGCGGGACTCGGTGGCCCACTGCACGGTGTGCGTCATGCTCGCGCTCCTTCGCTCAGGTAGTAGAGTTCGGCCAGGGCGTCGATCGTCTCATGCACCAACTGCGCGTGCATCTGCTGGAGCGTCTGGCGCTCAAGGAGTTCAGCCTCGGTCAGCCCCGGGTCGATCGCCTCGATGGCGAGCGCGAAGAGCCGCGCCTCTACCATGCCGCAATCCTCGCGCAAGACCTCCAGCCGGGCCTGCGTGATCTCGAGCCGCGTTCTCACGGCACCTCGCCCTCGCGCAGGCGGGCGCACGCTTCGGGATCGATCAGGTGCAGCTGGGCGTAGGCGTCGATCGTCTCGCGCTCGAGGAGGTCATGCGCGCCCCAGAGCAAGTCGCGCTCGTTCACCTCGGCGTCCTTCAGCCCCGTCGTGAGCTCGTAGATCTTCAGCTGGAGGAGCCGGTCCTCATAGGCATCGTGGCGCTCGCTTGAATCGACCGCCTTGCGGATCGCTTCCAGGCGCGTCATGGCTCGCCTCCTCGGTAGTAGACCCGATCTGTCCAGCGAGTCTGCACCCACGGGGGCACCTCGGCATAGACCGGCCGCCGCGTGTACCCCGGCCACTGGCCCGTGCGGAGACCCCGGCCCCAGAGCTCGATGGCCGTCAGCATCCGGTGCTCCGCGAAGTCGAGCGCCTCCGGGGCGAGGCCGATCAGGCTCAGGGCGTAGGGCGCCTCGTCTTCGACCACCAGGAACCGGAAGTCGGGGCGGGTGCCCGTGACCTTCTGGACGCCCCGGCAGTGGAAGGCCACCTGGAGATCGAGGCCCGTGTCGAAGAGGTTGCGGGTCCAGTCGGCCGGGTGCGCCGACGCGCCTGTGGTCTTGAGATCGTCAATCGTCCCGAAATCGGTGTGGAGGTAGTCGATCCGCGCCCGGCACCAGATCGGGCCCTCGCGCCAGAGCACCACGCGCTCGGCCACCCCGTGGTGCAACGGCATCGGATCGGGAAAGTCCTCGACTTGGCGGACGACAGCGGCGGCCATGGCGCGGGCCTTCTGGATCTGCGCGGTCAACAGCGGGATCTGCCCGGCCGCTCGCGCCTCCTCGCGCTCGGTCTTCGCCGCCTTGGTCTTCCAGTCCTTGGCGTGGACTTCCCAGATCCGGTCGTCGCCCTCCAGCACCAGTTCATGGACGACGGTGCCGAGATCGAAGGCGTCGGTGCTGGGGCGGGCGATCCCCTCCGGGTTGAGCTTCGGATGGGCGTGGAAGGCGTGCCACATGGATTGGTGGAGAAGGGGGACGGCGATGGAGTGGTTCAGCGAGGGTTCAGGGCAGGGATCCGCGAGGTAGTCCGCCAGCGACATGACGTAGAGGCCGGGCGCCTTGACGGTCACATCCACGGCAACCACCAGCGCCAGCGCCGCCACCCGGACAGGCGCGCGAGCCGCACCTGTCCGAAGTGGAGGGCGAGGCGGAAGCTCGGGATCTCGTAGGCGCGGGGCATCAGAAACACGTCGTACTACAACTGCCGCCGATGCAGCACGTCGTGCAGCTGATGACGCGCCCGTGCGGCGTGACGACCGTGTTGGTGGAACAGTCAGCCCACGCGAGGCTGGCGGTCGCTAAGAGAAAGACGACGGTCATGACTCGGATCATGGTGGAGGCTCCTGTTCGAGTGCGCGGGTCAGTTCACGGTGAAGTGCGGCATCAAGACCCGCAGCTTCATCTGGGCGAGGAGAGGCATCCACGCCCGCATCGTCGGCGGCACCATGATCGTGACGCGCTCGCGCACGCACTGCGGAAACCGCCGAAGCCCCGTGGACGATAGGAGCTCGTAGCCGGGCCGGGGCAAATACGCGATGTGCCGCGTGACCATGGTGCCGCCAGTCTACGCGGTGCGGCTAGCCTCGGTCAAGTATTCGGCAGACCCGATTCTGAGCCCCGCGTGCTCATGGGCAGGGGCATGATTTCTTCGGGGCCGCTTTCGGCGCCGCCTTGGGCGCGGGGGCCGCCGGCGCCACGGGCACCACCTCGATGCGGAGCACCACCGGCTCACGCGGCTCGGGCGAAGTCACACTCACGCCCGGCGGCGTCGGCGCCGGGAGGGAACTCGGCGCTCCCGGTGGGCAGGGCGTGAGTGCGACGGCGGTCGGGCTGACCGGCGTGGCAATCACACATTGGGCCACGGGCTGATCGAGGAAATGCCGACTGAGCGGCGGGATCACCGGACTCGCGGCGGCGATCGGAACATCCGGCGGCTTGGCCTTGCACCCGCCCTGGATGACGGCGACGGGGCCGCTCTTATCCTTGGTCATGTAGAGCAAGTTGCCCTTCTCGTCGCAGTAGGAATACACGTCGGGGCCCTTGCCGCCCGTCGTGTCCGCGACCACCGTCGATCCGACCGGGATCATTCGTTCCTTCGCGGCGCATCCGGTCAGGACGAGCACCGTGGTCACCCCGATGACCCATCCGCGCGTATGCATCGTCACTCCCCCACCGGACAGGTCACGGTCACCTTGCCGGTACTGACGCTCTGCTTGTAGATCACCTTGGCCGGGGACGCTTCCTGAAACGTCCCCGTCTGTTCGTTGAAACAGTGGACGCTGGGCCCGGTGGTCGGCCGGTCCTCATCACACCCCGCGAGCCCCAGGCCCAGGACCGCGACCAGGATACAGATTCGCATCGTCGCCTCCTTCAGATCAGCCGCACGGTGAGGGTATACGCATTCAGCGTGGCGCCGCTGCCGCTCCACTGCGCGGAGAGCGCGAGCGGCAGATCGGTGGTCGCATCGAGCGTGCCGTCCGACGGGGTGAAGGCCAACGAGGTCGGCGCGGGCACCACGACGGCGTGCTGCACGAAGGCCCGCTGGATCGCGGCGCTGATCGCATCGATCTGCACGGTGAGGAGCCCCTGGCCGAGCGCCATGGTGGGCAGCGCGAGCGCCGCCGTGGCGAGCGTCGTCGGGCCGGGGCCGAGCTTCACGCGGAACGTGAGCGTGCGGGCCGCGCTGGGCGCGTTCACGTCGAACCGGAGCGCGACCTCGAGCGACCGACTGATGAGCGTCCGCCCCTTCAGCGCCCAGCTGCCGACCGTCGCTTCGCCCGTGCCACTGAGCGAGAAGAAGCCCGAGACGTTGCCCACCGTGCCGAAGAGGGTGGGGTCCACCGGCCGCACGGCCCCGGCTTCGGAGCGCGTCGTCCAGTTGGCCGCCCCGTTCTGGCTCTGCTTGTCCTCGATCCAGAGTTGCGCCACATCGGGCGGGCTCGTCGTGGGGGCGGTCCCGCGCTGCCCCGTGATGACCTTCTGCCCGTCGGTCCCCGCATCGGCGCCGAAGAACCGGACGTTCAGGGTGGTGGGGTTCACGGTGATCGCGCCCGCCATGCCCATGCCGCCGACCGCGTGCCACGTCGCGCCGTCGTCCAGATACCACGCGAAGTGCTGGTCGCTCGCGATGTAGAGCGCCCCCGCGTGCCCGGCGAGGGGGCGGCTCGCCACGGGCCCGACGGTGGCCGTGCGGACATTGATGTAGCTCGCGATGGCCGCGAAGTTGGCGTCGAGCCGGTTGAGCGGCGTGCCCTTGCCGGCCGTGCGGAACGTGTAGGGCAGGATGAGCGGCATCAGGTGGCACTCACCGTCGCGCTGAAGAATCGCACCGTGAGCGACGTGGCGGCGAGCGAGAGTTGCGCGGTGAGCTCGAGCGTCTGCGGCACCGCCCCATCGATGATGGGCGTCGCCAGCGACAGGGTCTCGACCAGATCCCACTGGGAGACCACCCGCGAGAACCCCGTGTAGCCGCCGCTGCCCACCAGCGGCTCGATCCGCATGACGAGCGCCCCGAGGCGAAGGCCCATGCTGGCCGGCAGCGTGAGGGTGGCTGTGTAGCCGGTCTGCCCGCCGAGCTTGACGCGGAGCGTGAGCGTGCGGGCGCTCGCGGCGCTGTTGGTGGTGTCAAAGCCGAACGCGCACTCGATCCCTCGGGGCTCCGCGCCCCCCGCGCCCCCGCCCCGGAGCGTGTTGGCGGCGAGGGGCTGGCTCCAGCACAGGGTCTCCACGGCGCTGTTGGTGACGGTGACCAGCGGGTAGCCCGTCGCCCGGTAGAGACACTTGTCCAGCGGCCCGCTCCAGCCGTCCTCGGTGGTCTGCCGCCACGCCGCCCGCCCGTCCACGCCCTGCGTGTCGCCCACCCAGAGCGAGGCGCACCCCGCCACGGGCGTCACGGTGCCGGTCGCGAGCGGCATCGCCAGGACCGACTGCGCGGTGGCCCCGACCGCCGCGCCCCAGGCCCGCACGGTGCCGGTGACCGGATCCACGTCGAGGGTGCCGTCGGCGGCCCGCCCCACCGGATGCCACGCCGTGCCATCCGCCATCCACCAGAGATCCTGTTGGTCGGTGGCGACGTAGATCGCGCCGACCGACGTGGGCGCGGGCCGGTTTCCGATGAGGCCGGTCACGGCCCCGTGCGTGTTCAGGTAGTCCGCGACGGCCTGGAAGTTCGCGTCGAGCCGCGAGGTCGGCGTCTTCAGCCCGACCCCCGCGAACTCGTAGGGCAGCGTGAGCGCCATCAGCGGAGCGTGACCGTGGCCGCGAAGGTGCGGAGGGTGAGCGCGGCGTCCGCGACATCCCACGCGGCGCTGAGGCCCGACCCCTGATCGACCGTCGCATCCACGGCCCCGGGTGTGAGGACATGGCTCACGGCCCCGGGGGCGACGACCGACACCGGCAGCGCGGCTTGCACGGCGCCGAGCAACCCATCGATGCGGAGGAGGACGCTCAGGGGCTGGAAGCTCCCGACGGGGATGGTCAGCGTGGTGACGACCAGCGCGGTGCCCGCGTAGTAGAACCGGAGCGTCAGCGTATGCGGCACCGCCGTGCCATTGCTGGCATCGCCCCGCCACCAGACCTCGAGATACCGTCCGACCAGCGTCCCGCCCTTGAGGAACGGGCCGAACAGGGTCTGCTCAGTCGTCGTGCTGGCGAAGCCCTGGAAGCCATACCGGAAGAGCACCGGCTCGAGCGGCGTCCGCCGCCCGGCTTCGGTGAGGTGGTGCCACGCGGCGGTGCCCGCGAGCCCCTGCCGATTCGCGACGTAGAGCACCGCGCCATCGACAATCGCCTGCGTCGGAATCACGCTGGCCTTCGCCGCCGTGAGGACGTGGGACGCGGTCGGCGGACCCGTCGGCGCGCCGAGCAGGAGGAGGTTGTCGGTGGCCTGCTCATGCACCACCATGCCGAACCCGAACGCGCCCATGGAGCGCCACGCCACGCCATCGTCCACCCACCACTCGTCGTTCTGATCGGTGACGACGTAGATCGAGCCCTGCCGCCCCGGCGCCGGGCGCTCCGCGAGGAGCCCGATGCCGAGCGCCTGCGGGCGGTTGATCTGGGCCAGGATGGCGGCGAAGTTCTCATCGAGCCACGGCGTCTCCGCGTAGGGCGAGGCCGGGCCGAACTGACGCGGGAGGGTGAGCGCGACCCCCGGCAGGAAGCCGCTGAGGAGCCCGATCCCCCGGAGCTCGCCCGCGAAGAGCGCCCCGGCCGGCGGGATGTAGAAGGCCCCCGTGAAGAGGCCCGTGCCGCGCAGATCGCCGCTGAACCGCGTCCCCGTCTGGAGGGTGGCGGCGGCGAGCGTGCCCGTGCCATCCAGATCGCCGCCGAAGAAGATGCCCGTGCGGAGCGGGCCCGCGACGACGGCGGTGCCCCGGAGCTGGCCCTCCAGCGCGACGACGCCCAGGACGAGGACGCCATCGAGGACGCCCGTGCCGAGGAGAGCCCCGGCGAAGAGCGCGGAGGGCGGCGGGGGATCCCAGAGATTCCCGGCGCCATCCCACTGCGCGAGGGCTTCATCCCACAGCTGGGGGATCGCCATACGCTACCAGCGGGCGGGGGGATGTTCCGCCGTCGAGATCACGGTGCCGCCGCCTGACAGCGTGCCGTCGAGCGTGGCCCGTTCATCCTTGATGACGCCGCTCACCGCCCGCACGGCGGGCCAGGAGAAGAGGAGATCCCGGGGCAACCGCCGCGCTCCGCGCTCCGCGACGAGCCGCATCTCGCTCTCGGTGAGGAGGCGGCTGTAGGCGGCGCCGTGCGCGAGGTAGCCGACAAAGGAGGTGTTCAGCGCCTCGTTGTTGCCCCAGTGGAGCGGCTTTGCATCGGCCCCCACCGCCCCCGACGGCGCGGAGGTGCGCGTGAGCCCCGCGCCATTGGTCAGGACGCTCCAGGCCCCTTGATCGAGGAGATAGACCGTCGGATGGTTCGCCGTCGCCCCCATGTCGTAGGTCACGCCGACCCAGCGCCACCGCGCCAGCGGCGCGGCGAAGCCCGTGGTCATCTCCCAGATCCCGTTGGTGGTCCGCTGGGAGATCATGTGGAGCTTGTTGGAGCCCGCCGTGCCATTGAACTTGAAGTAGAGGCGGAACCCGCCCGTGATCCCATGCGCCCACACCGCCCCGCTATTGCCCTGGCCCATCGTGTTCGCCAGCATCCAGGTGCCGAACGAGATCAGCGAGCCCGTCGTGAGGTTGGCGCTCAGGACTTGCCGGTCGGTCCCCGCTGAGAAATCGACGCTCATGCGCGGGCGAACTCGAGATGCGCGGACTCCAGCACGCGGTCGCCGGTCGCGGGCGAGGTGCCGCCCGCCCCCAGCGACAGCGCCAGCACCAGCTTGCTGCCGGCCACCAACCCCGTGGAGGTCAGGGTGAGCCGGGTTTCCTTCTGCGCCCCGAGCGTCGTCGGCACCGACTGATCCGCGCTCACGTTCGCGGCGGGCGTGACCAGCGCCGTCGCGGACTGGGTCGTGCCATCGACCACGTGGCCGAACGCGCCCGTCACGCGAATGTTGCCCGTCGTCGCCGAGATCATCGTCCACTTGGTGACGAGCACCACGGCGCCGCCCGAGACGTAGTCGAGTGGCGCGACACACTTCCAGAGGAGCCATTCCACGTTGGCGGCGCGGAACTGGTAGACCAGTTCCACCAGCTTCGGCACCGTGCCGACCACCGTCCCCGTCGAGATGCGCTCCACCGGCAAGGGGAACAGGTTGTTCGCGCTGCCATCGGGGAAGCGGGCGTTCTCGAGCCAGAGCGGCACCATGGAGGGCGCGGTGCCGCCGCCGCCCAGCGGCGTTTCCAGCCCCGCGTCGTCCTTCTGATACATCTTCTTGTCGGCCTTCGCGTAGGTGACGACGTGGCCGGCCGCAGGGGTGGCTGGCGCGGCGCCGGTCGGGTAGTCCACCACCGGGGTCACGAAGGACGTGCCGGCGTAGATCGAGCGGGGTCGGAGCGATGGGCCCCCAATGTCGTAGGCGTTATCCGCGCCGGGATAGAAGGAACTGTTCGTGTCGATGAGCCACACCGTGGCGTTGTTGATGCGGAACATGAGCGGTGCCGACCCCATCGTGCCGATGCCGAGCGCCCGCGCCAGGCCGGTCCCTTGTTGCCGCGTCATGATTAACATCGTGCTGCCCGCCGAGAACTCCAACCAGCTGCCGTTCCCGCCCCCGTCGATCGTCTCGTACACGCGCAGGGTCTGCGCGTTCGCTAGGTTTCGGAGGCCGAGCACATGATCCGCGTCGGGCAGGAGTCTCACGCCCGTGTTGATCCCGAGATTGAGATCCCGAATGGTCAGGAAGCCGTAGTCGATATACGTCCCCCCCGTGCCGATCCCAAACATCCGCACGCCCGCCGCCATGAAAATCAGGTTGCCGGCGTTCTGATAGAGCCCCGTCGTCGGACTGGCGGCGAAGCTGTAGCTCGGCGCCGACCCCGTCCCATCCGGCGCGAGGAGCGGGAACGGCGTCCCGCCCGGGCCCTGCATCAGCGGCGCGAGCGCCGCCCAGTTCGCCCGAATGGGCGCGGAGAGGAGGGCGCCGTTATTCGGCGGTTGAGTGGGATCCCAGGCCATGTCAGATCACCTTGCCGTGATCCACGGCGGCGTGACAGGGGGCGCAGAGCGGGATCGTGTTGCCCCAGGTGTGCCGTTGCGGGCCACCGTGCGACCGCGCCACGATGTGCGCCAGCTGCCTCGGACGATCCAGCGTGCGGCAGATCGCACAGTGAAACGCCCGGAGCATCTTCTTCTCTTCCTTGCTCAGGGGAATGTCCGCGAGTACCAGATTGGTGCCCGCCAGCGTGGCGAGGAATCGCTGGCGGGCCCTGAGACTGTTGCGCCGCGCATTCTCTCGGCGCATCGCGGCGTAGGCGGGATCGTCGGCCATCTTCCGCAGAAACGTGGCCGACATCTTCGCCTTGGTCTCAGCGGAGTGTTTGTACCCACGCCGCAGTGCAGCCTGTTGCTCATGTTGCTCTGGCTTCTTCCACCGAAGCACCGACGCCGCCGCCATCTTTTCTTTGGCCTCGTCAGTGTGGGTGTTGCCGAGAATGTTCGGCATGGTGTTAGTCCAAAGTAACTGTGAGGCCTGCCGCAGGAAATTTTGGTGCTTGATCACCACTGTTCACGATCTTAGCTACCGCGAGCGCCGTCTGCATCAACAGGTTCCCTCCGGTCACTGCGTCGAACAATCCGAAATGCGTGATCGTTCCCCAGTTCGCGGATGGCGCCGGAAACGTGATGTCGGCGACGTTCGATGACTGGCCGGTCGTGCCCGAACTGGCCCCCGCCGTGCCCCCCTGCGTCGCGGCCCATGATGCGAGACCGGGGCCCACTTGCACTCGCGCATAGCCGCCCCCGCTCACTTCAGTGCCGGGCCCGGCGTCACTCGACGGCGTCGTGAAGAGCCCCACATAGATCGCCGTCGGCACGGGATAGGCCGTGGCGCGGAGTATGTGATCGACGAGGCGGTTCTCTAGGTAATTTGAAAGGTTCGACACGGCGGCGCCTCTCAGTCTCGGCGCGGCGAGAACTCGCTCGCCTGTTGCGGGGTGCCCTTGGGATCGACGGCGTTCGCGTCCCGGTCCTTGCCGTCCCGATAGGCGCGAGCGCGGATCGGCCCGTTCGACGCCGACGGGAGCTCGGTGACAAAGCGCGTGGGCGTGATGTCGTGAAAAACCTTCTTCCCCGAGGGGCGCAGGAGTGGCTTCCGGTTGATCGCGGGGATGTCGGGATGGTTGCAGTCCATGTCAGCCTCCTCGGCGTCGGAAGAAGAGCACCGGCCAGAGCACCGTCGCAGAGTACAACGACGCCGCGATGATGCGGTAGAGATCGGCGTGGAGGATCGTGAACGTCCACACTGCGCCCGCGCCGATGGTGACCGCCCAGACGAGGACGCGGTCCTCGAGCGCCTGGAGCGCGAGCGTGAGGACCGGCGTCGTCCACTGGCCGAAGTCGCGGTCCTCGGTCGTGCGTTCATCGCGGAGTGGCGTCGGCATCCCCAGCGCCATCTACTCCTCCTTCGTCTTCTCGAGATCAAGCGACAGCTGGGGCGGACGCTCCGCGCCCGTCAAGGTCGGCGGCGGCGCCATCGGCTGATTGAACCAGGGCGTCTCGCCCCCGGCGGCCGGCGCCGGCGGGAACCACGCGGCAGCGGGCGCGGCGGGCGCGGGCGCGGCCTCGACGGGGGCCGGGGCGGCGACGGGCGGCGCGGGCGCGCCCCCGACCGGGATATCGGACGGCGGCCGACGCTCGGGCTCGGGTGGGGGCGGCGGCGCGGGATGCTCCAGCGGCTTCACGGGCTGTTCAGCGGCGACGGCGGCGACTTTCGGCGTGAGCGCCTGCACCGCGCGCTCGCCGAGCGTCACGCCGGGCTGGGCGGCCTGCTCCCAGCCCGGGATCGAGGGCAGCACCCCCTGCCGTTCCACCGCGACAAAGGGCGGCTTGAAGGTGAGCCCGATCTTCGGCGCTTCGCCTGAGACGCCGCGCTGGAGCCCGTGCCCCGCATCGTGGAGGAGCGTCTTTTCGAGATCCTGGGCGGCGGCCTTGCCCAGCCGTTGTTCGAGGCCCGGCCGCATGACCGAGAAGCGCCGGCCGAGTTCCGTCAGGCCCTCGGCGGTGAGCGTCATGTCCTTGGTGAAGTACTTCTCGATCGCGGCATCCACCAACTCCGGGGTGATCTTGTTCGGATCCGCCTCGCCCGTGAGCCATTGCTGCATGATCTGGGCGCCCTTCAGTTCCTTGCCGAGGTCCGCGTACTTTCCGGCCTCCCCGGCCCCAGTGAGCATATAGCCCTTCTTGATGAGCCACTGGCGCGCCTCGGGCGGGCCGTACTGCCAGATGCCCTGCATCTGGGGCACCGCGATCATGGGGTGCGCGGGATTGATCTTGTAGATCTTGTCCACCGCGCCCTGCGCCTGCGCGAGCCCGTCCGCCACCGTCGCCCACTTCATGATCTCGGGATCCGCCACCGGATCCCAGTTCTTGGGATTCACCTGGTACTTCTGGCCCAGATCCCGAATCTGCTTCTCGAGCGCCTTCGCGTTCTGGCCCGTGAGGATGTTCGTCCAGGCTTCCTTCGCGGTCGCGGCCGTCGGGATGTGCTTGAACGCGCCCGCCGTGAAGTCCTTCATCTTCTCCCCGGCGGTCTTGAGGAGCCGAGGGACGCCCAGCGCCTGAAGCGCGGCGCCGCCGACATCGCCGACGGTCTGGCCGAGCCCGCCGCCCACCGCGCCGAGCGCCCCGTGAAGGTAGGGGTTGTGGCCGGTCGCCCCGGCGACGCCGCCCGCCGCCAGGCCGCTCTTCGCCGCCTGCGTCGCCCCCCGGCGCAGAACCTGGGAGACCAGGGGCGCGCCCACCTTCGCCCCGATCTTGGCGCCCGTGCTGAAGAGGGGCCCGCCGAGCGGCAAGGTCAGCGCCATCAGCGCCGCCTCGGGCGCGTTCTGCGGGATGACCTTGCCGCCCGCCCAGCGCGCCCAGCCACCCTTCGGGAAGATCGATTCGGGCAGCCGTTCGGCGGCCCAGTTGACGCCCTGCTCGACGGGATCGCCGTACCCGAGCCAGCCGCCGGGTGCCGGGCCCGCGCCGGGCCCGCCGGCGCGGGCCGCCGCGCGCTCGCGGACCTTCGCCTCCTCCGCTTTCAGCGCCTGGAACTCCGCGTAGGGATCGGCGGGCGTCGTCGGGTCCGCCATCGCCCTAGTCCTCCTCCTCGGTCACCGCGCCCTCGAGGGTGGGGGCCTCGGGCTCGGTCACCGCACCGGGAAGCCCGCCAGCCCCGGCGGCGGCTTGGCCGCTCAGGCGCCGCAGCAACTCGTCAACCTTCTTCTTGCCCCGCCCCTGGAACTCGACAATCCGGTCGCCGGCCGAGTTGAGGAAGCCCATGGCCTGATCGAACGAGATCAGCTGCCCCTTCAACGGGCCGAAGGCATCCTTGGTCCGCACGCCGATGTCATTCCAGAACGTGCGCGCCTGCCCGACGACGAACTCGGGATAGAACTGCTGGATGCGCTGCCACGCCTCCCGGGTCTCCTGATTCCACATCATCGGGTTCTGTTGGATCGCCCAGGCGTACCACTCTTCCGCCTTGGTCGGGCCCGTCGGCAAGAGGTTGTGGGCCTCGAGGATCATGTAGTCCTTCTTCAGCTGATTGACCCCGGCCATGAAGTGCGGCGCCTCACCGAGCCGCTTGTTCCAGTCGCCGTAGGCCTTCGCATCCTGGGTCGCGAGTTGGCGGTCGCGGTTCAGCTGTTGCTGGTACTGGGTGTAGTGATCGCGCGTCTGCTCCAGCACGCTGATGCGGCGCTCGGCCTGGGCGCGCTCGGCCGGATCGGTGAGCCCAGGCAGCGCCTGCTTCAGCCCATCGAGCTCGCCCATCAGCTTGAACATCGAGCCCGGGATGTTGCTCCCGGCCTGCTGGGCCTTCGCCGCAATGTCCAGGTACTTCTCGTAGTGCGTGAGGATCTGCCCGGCGTTGGCGATCTGATCCTTGGTCGCCGCGAGCGCCGCCTCGTAGGGCAAGAGTTTCGCCGTGAACATCTCGTCGTGCAGCTTCAACCCATCGAGCCGCGAGAGCACCATGGCCTTCTTCGCGTCGATGTTGTGCGCGTAGGCCTTGTCCGCGAGCTCGTATTCCTTGAGCGCGAGCTCGTTGTCGTGCTTGATGCCGGTCACGGTCATCTCGAATTGCTTCAGCTTGCTGTTGGCGGCGTCCACCTCGTCCCGCCGCCACGCCTCGGCCGCCTCGCGGAAGTGGGTCATCGCCGTGACCGGGGCGCGGTAGTACGCGCCGGCCGCGCCCACCGCGAGCATCCCGAGCGTCTGGGCGATCACCTGGATCGCGTTCTTGCCCTCGGGATCGAGCCACGGGCGGATCGTCACGTCGGGCGCCTTCGGGAGCCGCTTGAGTTCCTTCGCCTCGGGGCGCGCGACCTTCAGGCCCTCTTCGTACTCGGCCCGCGCCTGCTTCACTTGCTGTGCGATGGCGTCCCGCTCGGGGAGACTCTGTCGGATCGCCTCCTGCCGGTCGGCGTGCGCCTCGGCCTGGGCCCGGCCCGCCGCCCGCAGCGTCTCGAGCTCCCGGGCAAAGCCCGGGAGGGTCGGCGCCTCAGGCCCGGCGGGCGCGGCGGGCCCGAACGTGGTGGGCATCGTGGTCCCGAACTGCGGATCCCGCGCCCAGTCGTCGCGCGCGGGCGGCGCGCCCGGCGACGTGAGCGCGGCCACCGCCGCGTTCGCATCGGGCGGGGCGTCGGCCGGCGCGGGCGGCAGGGTGAACGCTTGGGCAGCGCCCGGCGTCGGCGCGCCCGTCAGAGTGAATCGCGGGGCCGGCGCGGGCGCCGAGGGCTCGGACGAGCCGGGGGCCGGCGCCGCGCCCTCAGGCGTCGGGGCCGGGGGTGACGGGGGCACGGCGGCGGGGGCCGGCACGTCCTGCCACCAGCGGTCGCGCTCCGGGGGCGGCGGATTGCCGCTCGGCACGCGGATCGGCTCGCCTGAGGGATTCGGCACGCCCGGCTGGGCGAGCCAGTCCGTCATCCGCGCAAACCAGCCCTTCTTCTCGTCCTTCTCGGCCTCGGTGTCCATGGGCGTCCCCTGTGGGGCTCCCGACGGGGGCCCGGTGGCGGCGGGCGGGGCGGGCGCCGGCGGCGGCGGCACGGCGACGGGCTCGGCGCGCTCGCCCGGGCGATCGGCCGCCGGGGGCGTGCCGAAACGCGGCGCGGGCGGCGGCGCGGGTGGGGCGAGCGGGGGTGGGGCCGGGCGGACGGGGGGCGCTTCGACCGGCGCCGGCGGCGCGGCCGGTTGCTCCTCGCGGAGGAGCCCGAGCGCGTGGTCCGCGTACTTCAGCGAGTCCGTGACGGGGAACCGCTCCCGCCAGCGCGGCCCCGCCTCGCGCACCGCCGCGCTCACGCGCCCCGGCCCCGCGTTCCACGCGGTGAAGGTCTTCTCGAGATCGCCCCCGAACTGGGCGGACAGCTGCTTCCAGTATCGAGCCCCCGCCTGGAGGTTCGTGACCGGATCCTCGAGCGCCTGCGCCGAGAGCCCCGCTGTCGAGGGCAGGATCTGGATGAGTCCGACCTCCCCGTCCTTGCCCCGGCGCCGGGGATCGAACCGATCATTCTCTTGGCGCATGAGGGTGACGAGGATCTCGCGGGGGATCCCTTCCTGCTCGGCGACTCGCGTGGCGAGGTCGTGATACGCCGGGGGGACCGGACTGCGGGTCGCGGCGCCGCGCTTCCGCATCTCGCGGGGCGCGGGCAGATTGGGAACGAGCGGCGCGGGTTCCGCCGTCGGCGGGGCCTCGACGGGGGCCTTCGGGGGAGCCGCCGCCGGTATAGCGGGCGGTATACCGGCCGGTATATCCGAGGGGGGCCGCCGCTCAGGTGCCGCCACCGGCTCCACCACCGGCTCGGGCGGGAACGTCGGCTCCCCGATCTTGTAGTCGAACCACTTGCGCGCCGGCTCCGCGAACTGGGACGTGAACCAGTCGTACTGCCGGTTCGCCGTCTTGGTCGCGTCCGGTTCGGTGTCGGTGTCGGCCATCTCACGCACTCGGCTTGCCCGGCGGGACCATCGTCCCGCCGCCGCCCAGGATGCGACCCAGCACGTTCGCCATCGCCGCGAACTCCTGCGTGGCGGGGCCGATGCCCGCCGCCGCCAGCTGCCCGAGAATGCCCGTCAGCGCCCCGGCGCCCTGGAGCCCGGCCATCCCTTGCTGCCCGACCGCGAGGCCCTGCGTGGACATCGAGGACGCCAGCGCCAACAGCATCTGGTGCGCTTGCTGATCGACCACGGGCTGGACGCTGGCCCGCGCCTCATCCGGCGACATCCCCGCCGAGACCATCGACTGCACCGCCGCCGCCGTCGCCTTCTGCTTCGCGTCGTTCAGGAGCGGCTGCCACTGTTCCGGCACCTCGCCCCGAGCGAGCGCCGCCACGGCAGGGACGAGGAGTTCCTGGCTCTCGGCGAGCAAGGGCTTCGCGGCCTTCATGTACTCCGCGAGCACCATGTTGGCCTGCTCGGTCGCGGCGCCCAGCTGCCCCTGGAATTCTTCATTCGCGCCCGCGAACCCTTCCTGGGCGCCCTTGAACTGGTTCATGAAGTCCGCTTCCCAGGCCTGCTTCTGCTTGGTGTAGGCGTTCTGGGCCTCCACCCATTTCGCGTAGGCGTCGTTGTACTCGCGCATCTGGTTCATCCGATCGACGCCTTGCCACGCGCCGAAGCCTTCTTTCCCGAGCCAGCCGGCGGCCTTCATCCAGTCCATGGTGTTCCCCGAGATGTTGGGCAACGACCAATTCCACTTACTGCCGCCGTCGCCCCAGTCGATGTTCTTGAGCCAGTCCCACTGTTGGCCCCCGGGGTCGCTGCCCAGCCCCCCGAGATCGAGGCCGAGATTCCCGGCGCCGAGATTAAAACTCGGCTCGAAATCGGTGAAGCTGCCGCCCAGATCGAAGGAGCCGAGATCCCCGATGTCGAAGGCTGGCGCCATGATTTACAACCCCGTCGCGGCGCGGAGCCGCTCATGTTCGATGGAATGGGCCTGCATGAAGAGCACCCAGCCCTGCCGTTGCTCCAGATCATAGAGCGAGAAGTCGGGCGAGTGTTCGATCCCCAGCCGCCGCGTGAGCTCGTCGTGCATCCGCTGATGGATCTCGCCCATGTCCTTGAGGTTGTCGAGCCGGAAGTCCGCGATCTCGCCCACGGTCTTCCCGAGCATCGAGTGCCACTTGTCGTGCATCCCGAGGAAATCCATTTCCCCATCCGCGTGCTTGAACGGCAACCCCTGCCAGAGCAATGGACTGATGAGCGGCATCCTAGCGCCCCCGATCCCCGGGCGGTGTGTTGGGATTCCAGCCTTGGAGCATCAGCAATTCTTGCTGATACCACGGCGACTGCGTGTAGAGGCGCCAGAGTTCCCCCTCGTCCGCCATCGGGTACTGCGCCTTGATCTGGTCGATGTAGGGTTGGCGCCACTCCTCGAGATAGCTCCGCTGGTGCGCCTCGGTCGGATACTGCGGTTGCCCGCCGGGACTGCTGGGTTGCCCGGCCTGGGCAATGTCCGACTCGCGGATCGCCTTCCCGACGCCCGCGTACTCGGGCCGCTGGGCCAGGGCCCCCGTCGGTTCGATCCCGTATTGCTGGAATTGCGCCGGGGACATGATCGCGAACGGGACGTAGCGGCCCCCGCCCGTGTACTGGACGACCCGCCCCGTGGCCGGGTCCACCACATACCCGCCGACGCCGCGACTGTTGCCGGTGCCGGGCACATAGGCCCAGCCGGGCGGCGTCTGGATCTTGTCGGCCGACGGCGGGCCGTAGGCCTCGTAGAGCTTGCCGGTGATGAGGGGCAGCGCCAGGGCCGCCGTCGCATAGGGCGCCGCCGCCATGCCGGGGCCCAGCATCCCCAGCGAGCTAGCGAGCCCGAGCCCCCCGCTGACCGCCCCCAGGCTCGACTCGATCTGTTCCGGCGAGCCGGGCTCGGCCGTCGCCGCTTGATAGGCCCCGAGCCCCGCCCCGAGCGCGGAGAGGGCCGGGGCGATGGAACTCCCGAACGTGGTGAACGGCGCGGCCTTCGGCGCCACATCCCCCGCGAGGCCCGTGGTCAGGTTGGTGTCCACGCCCAGGTTGTAGGCGGCGTCCGTGGCCGGCAGCCCTTCGCCCGTGAGATTGAACATCCCTTCCGAGCCCGCGAACCATTCCTCCGGGGCCGCGCCGGTCAGTGAGAAGAGATTGGGATTGGGTCCGCTCCACGACGGCGGGGCACCGAGCGCCTGGGATTTGTCGTAGGCTTCCTTGGCCGCGAGCGACTTCTCCAGCGCCGTCTCCCCGACCGTGAGCGCCTTCGACCACCACGGCACCTCGGGCACCTCGGGCGCGAGCGCGGTCATGTCCGGCTGGGGGCGGTTGAACTCGAAATTGAACTCGGGCATCTCGAGCTCGAACTCGGGGAACGGCGGGTACGGGTTGGGCGTCGGGGCGGCGCCCGGGGCCACCGGGGGCACCGCCGACGGGCCCGCTTCGGGGAACGTGAGTTCGCCCGTCGGCTCTTCGACCGACACCTCCTGGCCGAGGACCGGGGTCTTCCCCTCGTAGAAGAGCGGATCGCGGGCGCGGCTCGGGTTCTGCCCGAACTGGCGCTTCCGCTTGTCGTCCTCTTGGATGAGGGGGTCGTCGTCAGCCATCAGGGGGCGAACGTCCACTCGCCGCCGAGTCCGACTTCCATCGCCACGCTGCCGATGATGAGCGGCACCGAGCGCCGGCCGAAGAGATGGGCACTCAGCATATTCCCGCTGAATTTCACCTCACTCAGGTAGACCAGATTGCCCTGCGCGACCCACGTCACCGGGGCCGCGACGGAATTGATCCACGGCGTCTCGAGGAGGGCGTCGTTGATCCACGTCACCTCGCTCGCGAGGATGCCGCCGACCGTGCCCGTGGTCGTGGATTCGTTCTCCACCTCCACCTGGAGATCGGGATCGAACGCCACCGGGTTGATCTTCGGCAGCACCTGGGCCTGCACCGCGATCCGCCGGATCGAGTCGCGCCGCGTGAACATATCGAAGTCGAAGTTCTTCAAGCGGATGTCGTAGTCGCCGGCCTCGCCCGCGAACAGCTGCCGGATGTCGGTGCCGTTGGTCCCCCAGCACTGGATCTGCCCGTCGGTGCGGACCACCGTGGTGATCCACTTCAAGTCGGTGCCCTGCTCCCCGACGAGCCACGTCGGCCGCGAGTAGATCAGGAGCCGCCGCTCGCCGTCGAGATCCACCAGCACCGCGTACACCAGCAACGAGTTCAGGTTGAACACCGCGCCGGGCGAGGTGGTGACCGGCGTCACGGTCGGCATGATCCCGTCCAGCTGGTCGGAGAGCTTCTGGGGCGTGGCCCCGAGGATCGCGTAGACCCCCGGCGGCGAGAGGAAGACCATCGTGCGGAACAAGGGCGCGACCGAATCCGCCAGCGCCGTCCCCGTGCCCGCCACCAGATTCTCGTTCTGGAAGATCGTGAAGCCGCTCACGACTTGCACGTTGCTGATCGTGTTGATCGCGCCCGGCCCGAAGATCCAGAGCAGCTGGATGGCGGCGCGAATCGTCGTGATCTGCCCGGGGAACACCGAGTCGGGCATCGTGATCGCGCCGCCCGCGTAGGCCGCGCTGAACGACGTGAACGAGCCGGGGCCGGTGTAGATGAGCCCCCGGGGCCCGCTGACCAGCCACGCCCGCCCTTCAAAGACCGCCACGTCGCGGGGGCCCTGCGACTCGGGATCGGCCTCGGTGCCCTTCGGGGCGCCCGCGCCGATGGTGAGCGTGACCGTGCCCGACGCCGTCGCGCTGTTGGAGAGCGTGATCGTGGCCTGCACGGTCATCGTGGTCGCGGAGCCCGTCGCGGTCGCGTTCTGCGAGATCGTGATCGTCGGGCCCGTCGTCACCGCGATCCCCGTCGCCGTCGCCGTCGCGTTCACCGAGAGCGTCAGCGTCGGGCCCACCGTCAGGACGACGCTGGCCGCCGTCGCCGTCGCGTTCTTCGACAGCGTGAGCTCGGTGCCGCTGACCGCCGTGAGCGTCGTGCCCGCCGGGATGCCGGGGCCCGTGACCAAGAGCCCGGCCATGAGCGCCTCGGCCGCCGTCGGGCCGCTGAGATAGCTCACCTTGTTCTTGGCGCTGGTCGTCTTCGCCGCGAACGTCGAGGCCGGCGGCAGATGCGGCCCGGTGATCGCGACCAGCGTGGTGCCCGCCGGGATGCCCGCGCCCACCACGCGGAGCCCCACCACCAGATCCTCGGCCGGCGTCAGCCCCCCCGTGTAGAGCAGCTGACTCGAGGCCGTCACGGTGTTCGCCGTGAACGGGGCGCCGGGCGGGAGGTCTTCGCCCACCACCGACATGATGGTCGCGCCCGTCGGGATGCCGGTGCCCGAGATGACCACGCCGGGGGTCAGGTCGGCCGGGAGCGTGGCCCCGCCGGTCCAGAGGAGCGTCGGAAAGCCCGAGACGAGATCCACGTCGAACGTGCCCGGCGGGGCGATGTCGGTGCCGCCGACGCCGAGGATCAGCGTGCCCGCCGGAATCCCGATCCCCGAGATCGCCATGCCCGCGTCGAGCGCATCGATCGGCGTCGGGCCGTCGGTCCATACCACGGCGCTCGAGCCGCTGGTCGTCGTGCCCTCAAACGTGGCGGGATAGTGCAGGAAGGTCGTGCCGTCCCACGACGCATAGCCATGGGTCCGCCCGGCGAAGAGGACGTGCGTGTCGCGCCACATCGTGAGCCGACTCGTCGGATCGAGCCCGCCCGCCGGGGTGATCGTGGTGGACACGCCCGTGGCCGGATCGATGGCGAGCGCGGACCCATCGGTGAGGATCGCGATCAGCCGCTCCGACTCGACGCCGATCCGCTCGCCCGGGGCCTTGATCTGCATCATCACGCCCCAGAGCGACACCACCTCGGGCGTCACGGTCGTGATCGGCGGGGCCGGATCGGTCAGCGTGATGATGTGCCCCGGCCCGATCACCTGGGCGTTCAGCGACTGCCAGAGCCCTTCCTCGGGGATGCCGTCCCGCGCGCCCGTCCGCATCAGCCCCTTGCTGAAGTCGGTGAACTGGAGGGTCTTGCTGGGGAGCGGGCCCTCTTTCCCTCGGACGGCGGGCATCAGCGCATCCCGCGTGGAAGATCGGCGCCGGGATTCTTGATCGAGAACTTCCGCACGCCGAAGCCCAGCTGGTTCAGGCGCTTCACATACGTGCCTTCAAACATCTGGGCCTCGTCAAATCGCTGCATATTTTCTTTGGCGATGGCGGCAGCCATGTACGGCACCGGATCGTTGTAGGGATCCGGCATCGGCTCGACCTCCGCGAGGCCCGCGAGGTCGGGGTAGTTCCCCACCAGATCCCACTCGGCGGCGTAGCCGATGGCCGGCGGCGGGGCCATGACGACCGTGTTCCAGCCGAGCACCCCGTAGGCGCGGGGATAGGACGGCCAGGACGTGGAGGTCAGATAGGAAATCTTGGAGTACGGCTCGCGCCCGAGCGGATACCGGAGCCCGCTGCCGCCCGCCGAGCCGCCCGTGGGGATGACGTAGATCGAGACCACGTCGCGGGCGTTCGCGAAGGCCGCGTCCCCGCGCACCATCTGCCCCGCCTGGACGAGGTTCAGGTCATAGGTGGACTGGGACGCGACGAGGGTGAAGCTGACGACTTTCCGAACGAGGCGGGTGTCGTAGTCGCGGAGGTGCCGCGCCTCGTTGATCCACGCGATAACGTCAGCTTGGTTGTAGAGCGTCCCCGTATCGCGGAGGAGCCGGTAGACCTTGGTGACGTAGTCTTGCAGGGTCACGGGCCATGGTCGCTAAATCGTCAACGCGCCCGTCCACCCGGTCATCATGCTCTGGGCGTTCCGCTTGGAGCACACCGTCTCGAGCAGGCACAGCATCACCATGACGTAGCCCAGCTGGTACTGCGGCAGGAGCGACTCGGGGCCGATCACGGTGAAGGCCGCGTCCTGATGGATCTTGTACTGGAGGTAGTTGTAGTTCGGCCAGGCGATGGTCGTGTTGTCGGGGTAGTACACGTCGGAGTACACCGACACGCCGCCGATGCGGAGCGCCGGGAACGCGACGGTGGGCCCCTCGCCGACCTCGCCGTAGCTGCCCTCGGGCGTGATGTTGTAGCGTTCGGCGCCGATCACATCGGCCGCGAGCGCCATGAACGCGCCGGGCGACATCAGGCCGCACGACGGCGGTTCGCCGCCGGAGCCCTTCTGCGCCCAGTGGAGCGAGGCGAGCACGCCCGCCCGCGTGATCGTGGTCAGCGCGGTGCCGCCCACGTTGAGGGACGCGATGGTGGCGTTGTTGCCCCTCCACCAGGTATTGGTGACGGGAATGTTCCCGAGCGCCCCCTGCGTGGGATCGGTCGCCGCGAACACATCGGGCAAGGAGAAGGGTTCGAGGCCGGTGTTCGCGGACAGCGGCGCGAACAGCTTGGTCGCCAACGTGTCCGACGCCACGTTGCCGGCATCGTTCATTCTCGCCCAAATAATCGGGACGAGTTCCGCGTCTTGCTGGATGAGGCCTTCAAACAAATAGTAGGGAATCCATGTCGTGAACGCTTTGAGGTTGTACTCCGCGTTCATCAGGCCCGGCGCCACGGTCGGCGCACTGCCCGCGCCGCTGTAATCCACGAACTGGCCCGTCACCATCCGCGTGCCCTGCACGGGAATGGTGACCGGCGACACGCCGCCCTTCACGGGTTCGGCGGCGGCGAGCATCGCGGACAGCGTCGGCGTGGCCTTGCCCAGCTGCACGACGACGGCGGGCATCGCGGCGCGGCGCGTGACAGCCTGGAGCTCGGTCCCGACAGCACCTCCCGGCACGATCCCAAAATTTACGAGTGCCAACTTGAGCCTCCGATCTTCCTTTTGGTGACGTGCCTACTGCACGAAGATGCGGACATCGGCCGCGTTAGTCGTGATGACGAGGCGGAACGTGTTCGCCGTGTCGAGGTAGACCGACGCGCCGAAGCCGGCGGTGCCCGTCACCAGCGGGAGCCACGTCGTGCCGTTGTCGGTGGAGACCTGGAGGGTCGCGCCGCCCGCGCCGGGCGTGACCGCGATCAGCGCGAGGCAGGGCAGATACTGGCCGAGTCCCGCGAAGTTGGCCTCGTTGAGGACGTAGTTCCCGGCCACCTTGGCGAGCGAGGTCAGGATGCGCCGGTAGCTCGCGCCCCCCGTCCCTGCGGCGGCCCCTGCGACGGCTACGCGATCTGCCATGGGTGGCGCTCCTTCAGGCCGACCGGCGTCGGCGCGATTCGGACAGGATCTTGTTCGCCTCTTTCTCGTACCACTGCTTGGGATTCCGGTAGAGCTCCTTGCGGGACTCGTCGTTCAGATGCGCCGACGACTGTGTGCCCCGGGGCCGGCCCAGATCGGCCTGGCGGTAGTACTCGAGCGCCGTGTTGGGATCGCCGATCTTCTTTTCCTTGGCGAGCGCGGTCACGGCGACGAACTCTTCATCGTCCACGCCGAACTGCTCCTGCCACGTCCGCTGGGCCAGGCTCGACTCGATCTGCCCGAGCCGTTGCGTGAGCTTCTGGTTCTCTTCGCGGAGCGGCTTGAGTTCGGCCTCGATCTTCTGTTCCGCCTGCCGGGCGACGGCCCGCTCGGGGATGTGCGTCGTCGGGGAGGCTTCCTCGATCAGCCCGAGGATGCGATCCCGGTATTTCGGGTCTTGCCCGAGGACCGCCATCAGCTGCCCCAACTGCACGACGTTCGGATCGGGCGGGGTGGGCGGCGTCGGCGGGACCGGCGGCGTGGCCGGGGTCGCCATGGCCTACCCGCGTCCGCGTCCGCGATCCGAGATCGGGCCCACCGCGTCCTGGCCGTCGCCCTGGACGCCGATCCGGCGGGGGCGCCGCGTGCCGGCCTGCGTATAGGGCCCGGCCTCGCCGCCGAGATACTGGAACCGCACGGGGTTCCAGAACATCCCCTTCCGCTTGCTGGTATCGTTGCGCGGATCGCGAATGCCCGAGGCCTTCGGCGCGAACTTGTTCATGCTCACATTGGATGCCATTACGGTCCTCCTCCGAGGGCGTTGTCCAAGCCGGGAATGCCGCCGCCACCGCCGAGGCCACCGCCGCCGCCGATGCCCGTCGCGTTCATGGGCGACGGCGGCTTCGGGCCCAAGCCCCCGCTGGGCGGCCCCGGCGAGGCGCCTGGTCGGCCCATCCCGGGCCCCGGCGCCGCCGTCTGGGCACTCGCCATGAGCGCCTTCACTTCGGACTGGCTGACGCCTTCATCCACATCGGGCGTGACCTTCTCCATCGCCTTGAGCGCCTGGAGCACGGCCCGCGCTTCGTCGGAGCGGACTTCCTTCAGCATCCCCATGATGCGGATCAGCGACTTCACGACGTTGTTGATCTCGACGCGGACTTGCGCGGTCATGCCGCCGCCCATGGTTTGGGTCGGCGGGGTCGCCATCGGCGGCGGCGTGAGAGGGGCCGCCCCGGCTCCCGATGGCGACGGCGGGGGTAACGCCATGTCGAACCAGCGAATACACCCCGCCGGCCCGAATCGTCAAGTTTCGATTTCTACGGGGGTCAGAAGAACCACGACAACGACCAGAAGAAGAGCACCAGGTGCGGTCCGACGTGCGCCTGGGTCGCCGCTTGGAAGAGCAGGGCGTGTGGCATCAGAGCCTCCCTGTGAGGAACAGAATCAGCAGCACGATGAGGATGACCCCGACGAGCCCGCTCGGGCCGTAGCCCCACGACGCACTATGCGGCCACGTCGGAAAGACGCCCGCGAGCAGGAGCACCAAGACCACGATGAGGATGACGTACATGACCGCGCCTCCTCAGCGGGACGCCTTGCGGATCGTCCGCCTGGTCATCCGGGTCCGCTCCCCCGCCCGCTCAAAGGGCTTCCGCTTCGGCGGCATCTGGCGCACATCCTTCGACGTGAACCCCCGGCGGCGCCTGAGCCTCATCGGCCCTCACAGGCGATGGCGGCATTGGCCGTCATTACCGCTTCCCGAATCTTGCGGATCGCGGCGGTCTGATCCGCCGACGGCGGCGTGTTCGTGAGGATGACCAACGCGAAGTCCATCGCGGCCTCGCGGATCTCCCCGTAGCGGCCCGCTTGCTCCTCGGTGGGCGGGTGGTAGGTGAACCAGTTGTGGAGGTCGGCCTGCGTGATGGGCATCGCGCTAGCTCCCCACCGGCCGCCCCGGCCCGAGCCGTTGCGCCTTGCGCTCGATCCGCGCCGCCGCCAGCATCATCAGCTGCTTCTGGTTCTCGGCACGGCCTTCCGCGAGCCGCCGCGAGGTCTCTTTCATCTCCTCGCGGTGCGGCGGGTCCATCAGTTCGATGAGCCACTCGCCGTCGATCGCGCCCGCCTTGAAGAGTTCCAGCGCCTTCATCTGCGTCTGTTCCGAGAAGATCGGCGAGGACGAGTGCGCGGACACCTGGAGCGTCAGACCCGACGGCAGCTGGGCCAGGATGAACCGCTGGCCCTGCGGCGATTCGTAGGTCTGGTCGTCCGCGTGCTGGAGAATGCGGAACCCCAACGTCGCCATGTGGGAGAGCACGCTCTCGAGTTGGAGGGCCATGTGCCGGATGCGGCCGGCGCCGATGCCCGCCATCGAGATCAGCTGATCGTTCGACCGGACGCCGGGCGTCTGTTGGCCCTGGAGCGTCGGCGGAATCCCGCTCTGATCATCGAACATCTGGTCGATCTGGCCGATCATGGCGAACGCTTCCTGGCCGACTTCCACCTTGATCGTCTCGAACTTCACGTTCGGATCGCCCGTGCCGTAGCTGCCGCCGACGTTCGAGAGCGCCCGGCCCGCCTCTTCAAAGTCGCTGAGACCGATGAAGAGCTTCGACGGGTCCAGCTGCCGCTGCACGACCTCGTCCATCGAGCGGACGTGGCGCTCGCGCCATTGCTGGAGCATCAGGAGGCTCGCGAGCTCGGAGCGGCCCCAGAGGTAGTTCGGCATCGGCCGGGGCGTGAGGATCCCGAACGGGGCCTGCCCGGGGAAGACCTGGCCCGTCGGCGTCTTCATCCACGGCAAGATCGGGTTCCGGCGCCGGATGAGGGGCTCGGTGCCGTCGTGGAGCACCGTCGTCACCCGCCAGTCCTCGTAGGGCCCCGCGAGCGTGTCGTGGTACGCGCGGCGCTCCCAGACATCGCAGAGCAAGACGACCGGCTCGATCACGTTCGCCTCGAGCAAGTACGTCGAGTCGTTCACGTCGCCCGGCATCGCGCCCGAGACGACCGAGTTCGGAAAGGGGCCCGTGAGCCCCGAGATGACGAGCCGCGTGTACCCGGAGCCCCCGGCGTGCGGGGACGCGAGCCGAGCCGCCTTGGTAATCATCTCCTCTTCGCGGGGATGGCCCTGCACCCACCGCTCGAACTGCGGCATCGACAAGGAGTACCAGTGGCAGTACACGTCCTGATCGGTGAGGGACGGCTGATCCTCGCGGGTCACGCCGAAATCCCACGGATCGATCGCGGTGATGACGAAGCCCTTCTGGGGATCCTGTTGAATCTTGAGCGGGCTCGCGCCGTAGACCAGCGCCCACTCGAGCGCGAGACTCACCGAGAGATCGGCGCCGCTGTTCGCCCAGACCTGGCGGAACTCGTCCCGCGCCGTCTGGGCCGGATCGAGCCAGTCCTTCCGCGTGGCCGGCGGCAGATGCACGCCGAACCGGACGCTGTCGGGGGACCAGATGTACGAGGAGAGCCGGTCCAGATGCGCCCGCAACTTGTTGTAGCGGGCCGAGTAGCCGTCCTCCGTGCCCGCCTCGTACCACTGGCGCAGATTCGACCCCTGCACGCGCCGCTGTTCGCGCGAGATGCCGGCGCGCGTGATGTAGACGTGCAGGAGCTCGCGGGCCTCATCGATGCGCCGCCGGGTCTCGTAGGCGGACGACTTCGGGGCCATCAGGCCCGCGTCGGCACGATGCGGCGGTTGATGTGCGGCCAGATGTGCATCCGCGAGTCATAGGCCGCCTGGGGCGAGATCCCGACCGTTTTCGCCGGCACCCACTTCGACGGCCCGCCGTGGAGCGCCTCCCGCATCGCCGGGCGCTGGGGCTCGGGCAGGATCTCGATGGCGCGGGCGTGATCCTCGGCCAGTTGCCGCTCGCTCCGCTTGGCGTCGTCTTTCATCATCGACGCCTGATTGATCTGGGGCTCCATCATCGGATCGAGGATCTTCGCGATGCGGTGCCCGGTGGTGGAGACTTGGATGGCATCAAATCGCCGCCGGAAACCCTTCTTCCAGCTGCACACCGGGCACCGCACGCTCTTGAGCGGGAGATCCTCGTAGACGACGATCTGGGTCGGCTCGGGCCCGAATTCCACGTCGGTGCAGTGGGCGCATTCAAAGTTCGCCCGTGGACCCATCTCGGCGCGAGTCTAGCACTGACCCCTATCGGCGGCCCAGCGTCCCGAAGAACTCTTGGATCGTGCGGCCCTGGACCGTGGTCGCGGGCTGCCCGCGCTCCCGGTAGCGTTTCAAGGTCGGGTACAGCTGCGCGACGTAGCTCTCGACGGCGAGGGCGCCGGCCTGGGCCCGGTGGCCTCGGGGGAGTTCGCCCGTCGGGACGAAGCCGTCGCCGGCGCCCTCGAGCCGCGTCAGTTCCTCCGCGAGGTACTCCGAGCGCACGGTGGCGGCACCGCGCTGGATCTGGTCGCGGAACCGCTGGAGCACCGTGGCCTGCGTCTCCGCGTTCGACTTCCACTGGTAGGCGCCCCGCGCCGTGAGCGAATCGGGCCGCCGCCAGATGTAGTGCCGCACCGAGCCCAGCACATCGAGGAAGCCGGGCGTCCGCGTCGTGCCGTAGCCCTGCCGCACCAGGCGCTGGATCTCGGTGAGGACGCCCGCGCCGAGCCCGCTCACTTCCAAGATCAGGGTCTTGTGCTGCGCGCCATACGCGCCGGCGAGATGGAGCGTCACCCACGCGAAGGCCTGGAGGCCGATGTTGGACTCGGTGTGGAACTCGGCGGATTGCTCGAGCTTGTCCTCATCGAGCGCGGCCGACCAGACCGAGACGACCCAGGAGGGATCGTCGGGCATCGCACTGTGCGCGGGGACGGCCGACACCACGACCGGCCGCGTATCGGGCGGCGTCCAGACCCGGAGCATCGGATCTTTCAGCCCGGCCGGCGAGGGATGGGTCGTCTCCATCGTGTTGCCCCACTCGTAGCAGTACGCGGCGGCGGGCTCGCAGAGGGAGAGATCGATCCGCTCCTGCGTCAGCCGATCGAGGAACGGGCGCTCCATGCTCGCGCTGAAGGCGTCCTCCCAGACGGTCGGCATCTCCTGATCCGCGAGGCGCTGGGAGCCGGCCGCCTTCTCCGCGACGTACCAGCGGCGCCACGCCCATTGCTCCACATCGAGCACCACCCGGTCGCGCTTGCGGAGCAACTGATCCCACTCGCGCTCCTTCGGCGTGAGCCCGGGATTGCCGTAGGCCTGCCAGAGCTTCTTCTGGCGCGGGCGGATCCGGTTGTCCTCGCGGAGCCACCAGCTGATGAAGACGGCCTTCATCGTCTTCGCCTTCTGGGCGGACAGCCAGAGATCGTAGAACCAGTTCTTGCCGCGCGCGGTCCCCTCGAGCACGTAGAGGGACGCGGGATTCACCTCGGACCACGCGCTCCGCAAGTAGGTCACGGCCTTCCCGCCGTGCGGCCAGAGCGGCACCTCGGTGCCATGGGTGAACGACAAGCCTCGTCCGACGCCCAGCCGGGTCCATGTCTGCCGCCCGCACGTCTGGAGCAACAGCCGGCTCATATTGTTCCAGACGATCTGCACCTGATTGCGGGCGCGGGTCTTGCTCGGATCGAGCGGCTTCTCCTCGATGGTCGCGGCGGGGCCGGTGTCCTCCCCGGCCTCGTCGTGGCGTCGGACGAGTTCGTCCATCATGCCCATGAACAGATCGCGGAAGTACTCCTTGTTCTCGGCGGAATCGGTGATCGTCACGCCCTGGAGGCCCGCGAACCGCTGCATCCAGAGGAGCGTGAGGATCAGCATGAACGTGGAGAGCCCGACCTGGCGGGCCTTCACGAACAGGAACTGGTTGATGCCCTTCTCTTTCCCGGCGAGGATGGTGCGGAGGGCGACGCGCTGGGTGCCCCACGGCGTGATGGGGCGCACGCCAAAGTCCTTGGTGGCGATGGGCACCTGAAGCGAGAATCGCCACAGATCCTGTTCCGACGGGAGGCGAATCAGACTCACTGCGCGTGATACTATCCGCGCCGACGCAAAACGCAACCGCCCCACAGCCAGGAGGAGGCGCCATGACGGCCAAACGTCGTCGCCAGGTCTACGATCCCGAGAACCCCGGCCAGCTGCGCGAAGTCGAAGAGGAGACCCCGGAGACCCCGGAGGCCCAGGCCGCCGAGGCGCCGCCTCCGCTGACCGAGGCCCAGATCAAGCTGAACGAACTCGACGCCTACTACGGCAAGGTGCTCGGGGATCTGGATCGCGAGAATCAGGAAGCGCACAAGGTCCACGACGCGAGCGAGAAGCGCATGGCGGACCTCGAGGCGCAGAAGGTGCAGATCGACGCGGAGTACGCGGAGCGGAAGGCCGCCATCGAAGCCGAAGCCCCGCCGCCGCCCGAAGGCGAGGCCACCGCGAAGAAGCTGCCGACGCGCTGGGGCGTGGATCCCGCGCCGAAACCGACGCCCGCGCCCAAGCCCGAACCGAAGCCCGAGCCCGCGTACACGTCCTAAGCCCCTGGCGATGTTGTGCCGCGTGTCCCAGAACTCGGGGACGGCGAGATTGATCGGCCGCCCGTGTTCCCCGGGGCGGATGGGCGCTGGCTCACGGACGCGCCCCCGCGCTGCGGGAAATGCGGGGGCGTCTGGCGGCTGGACCCGGAAGGGTTAGCCTGCCGGAACTGTGGCCGGCGGTGGCGCGCGACGGAGAGTCTGCGCGCTATGCGGACGGGGCGGTTTCAGCGGATGCACTAGCGCGCCGCTGAAGCCGCGCCGCCCGGTTCGCCGCTTTGACGAGCCCCCCTCGGCGCCCGTTCTCCCGGCGCCACTCGGGAATCGCCTTGACGTAAGCGGCCACGTCCTTCGGATTCACGCGGATCTGGTACACCGTGATGATCTGCGCGGGGATCTTCCCGTTGCGAATCGCGGTGAGGATCGTGGGCTTGGTCGTCTTGTACTGCTTGGCGGCGGTGAGGACGGAGACGGCAGCCATCGCCCCATCTTAGCGACCGTTTAGTATCCGTCAAGACAACACGCCGGGGCGAACTGGCACTCCCCGCCGCGCGCCTCCACCATGACAGCGCGCGACGGCACCTCGCCCCGGCGCGGGCCTAGTCTACCGCCGAACGCGCCGCGCCAGCGGCACGGCGGCCAGGAGGCCGGTGCCGAGCAACAGCAACGTGCCCGGCTCGGGCACCGCCGTGTTCGCGAAGTCCGCATCGGTCACGGTCGCCGTGAACGCCGCCGTGGTCGGATCAAAGACCGCGTTCGCGAGTGAGAGCTCCGTATTCGCGAACGCGAACCCGAAGCCCGTCACGCCGTAATAGTCCGTCAGCGTCACGTCCTTCGCATCCTCGCCCACGCCGATGAAGAGCATCGAGGTGCCGCCGCCGCCGAGCACCAGCGAGGGATCCGCGAAGACGCCACTGTGCGCGAGCAGCGTGCCCGCTGGCGAGATTTGCGCCCCGCTGCCATCGGGCGCGGTGTTGAGCCCGCCCGTCAGCGTGAGATCGCCGCCGCCCGCGAACGTGTAGGCCGGCGGGCCTTCGGTCAGGTTGTCTCCGGTGGTGAAGTTGAGCAGGCAGGGCACGGGATAGCAGAACAGCGAGGCCCCGGCATTCGCGGGCGTGTCCACGCCGATGACTTGCTGGAAGATCACGTTGGCGGCCGACAGCGCCCCGCCCGCGCCGTCATAGGTGACGGTGCCGCCGTCCACGGTCGGATTGTCGAACGAGAGGATCGCGGGCGCGGCGAGCGCGACGTGCGGCAGGAGCGCGAGCGCGAGGATGCCCAGCCACTTCTTCATCGGAGTACCTCCAAGTCGTGCGGAGTTTCTACCCACGCCAGCGGCGCCACCGTCGGCCGCCGCGTACCGGGCGACGAGGATACCATCGCCGCCAGGTCATCCGTACACCAGCAACCAGATCGCGAGCAGGATGACGAGCACGAAGGCGAGCGAACCCGCGTAGAGCTCGGCGCGCGTCGGGCGACTCATTCGCGGTGATTTCCCAACAGCGCGAGCAACGCGCCGACGAGCGCCAGGCCGAACGCGATCGCGGCGATGATGAGCCAGATCATCGCTGGGCCAGCAGCTCGTCGGCGCGGGCGCACGCGACGCAGATCGGGTGCCCGCGCGTACACGGGTTCCGCAGGCGGTTCGCGTGCTCCATCCGGTAGAGGCGCAGGACTTGCAAAGCCGAGAACGTCGCGCTCGGCCGTTCGATCACCTCCCCCTCGCGAATCGGTTGCTCGAGATGGTTTTCAGGCATGACGGCTCCTTTTGGTCATCTATTTCGCGGATTTTCGCCCGTTTTTCGGGATTTTCGCCCGTTTTCGCGCCGAGGCGCGTCCAGCGGCTCGATGGGACGGCGAAACGCTAAATTTCTCGAGATGTTGGCGCCGAAAGACCATTGGGATCGTTTTCACCCGTCGCGGGGCTCGTTTGCAGAGATGGCCGCGCTCCAGGGCCGCTTTGGACAGGATTCGATGGCATTTCCCGCATGCGCCGCGCAGTTCTCCGCGCAAGACGGCCGCGAAGAGGGTGCCGCGCGAGCACTTGACCAGCCGAGCGGCTCGAGCGGGGTTCAGCCAGATCTCAGAGGCGCTCACAGTCCGCTCCTGGGGGCTCTGGGCGCCCGCTGGAGCCAGTTCGACGTGGGGGGCCGCCTCTCTGCCCCTCGGCGGGCGTCGCGCGACGGATTTCCTGTCCGGTTCTGACTTCCGAACGGACAAAACGGCATAGAACGGTGACGCGTTGTCATAGAGGATCCGAATCAGGCGGATCCGTCGTGATCCAAGACGGTTCAGTTGATTCTGTAGGGGTTTCCCTGTCTCTGGCGGACAGCGGACAGTCCCTTATATACAAAGAGTGTCCGTCCGCCCCAGGATGAGGTCTAGTAACCTCCTCATCCGTGGGCGCGAGACGATGGGCGAGGACAGTGTCCGTCCGGACAGTGTCCGCCTTGTCCGTTCCCGGTGGAGTCGTCGCCAGATAGCGCCCGTCGGACAGCTGTGTGACTTCAAAGTAAAGTGTCTTCATTCGTCGGAGGATACGGGTGACTGAATCCTCCTTGGCGCCCGGCAGAGCCTCCAAAAGATCCTCGACGGACATCGGCGCGGACAGGAGGACGAGCAGGCGCTGTCGGAGGGTCGCGCCGATCATCGTTTTGGGGGCCACGTCGGTGAGCGGGAGCGCCTCGATCCGAATTTCACTGTCCGCCGGGGACTGTCCGCCCCCCCGGAAGCGGAGTCCGAAGGCCGGGGCCTTGCGGGCAAGGTTGTTGGCTTTCGTGTTGGTGAAGACGATCGCCGTCGCGTCCTCGATCTCCTGATCCCGGCGGGCCTCCCAGATGACCCTCGGGCCGTTGAAGGCGAAGGCGCCCCCGAAGGGACGGGCGGTGGCCCCGGTGCGGGCATCGGCGTTGGTGATGTGGTTCAGGACGAGGACGGCGGCCGGGGCGAAGAGTCGGAGGGCGTTGTAGAAGGCGGTGATGGGCTCATGGAAGGCGGCCCCATCACCCCCGGAGATCGCGAACATCTTGGAATCGACCACGATGAACCCGACCTTGTGCCGGGCGAGTTCGACCGAGAGCATTCCCACGTCTTCGACCAGGGGACGCGTCATGCGCTTGTAGAGGAGCCGGGGCGGGGGGATGTCGAGCCCGGCCGCCAGGAGTCGAAGCCGCTGGGTGGTCGTGGCCTGGGAGGTTTCCCAGTCGAGGTACGCGGCCGGCACCGCGCGCGTCGGCGTGAGGCCCGGGAGCGTCTGCCCTGTCTGCATGGCGATCGCGAGGGCGAGGGCGGTCATGCTCTTGCCCGTGTCGCCATCCGCGTAGAGCAGGGTGGGTTGCCCCGCGTAGAGCCATCCCGGCAGGAGGATCTCGGCGTCTTCGGTGATTGCCGAGCCGTCCAAGAAGACCAGGGGCTCGCCCGTCCGAGCGGCCAGCGTGAATCGGTACGCGGCCTCCTCGAGATGCGGACCCCACGGGATATCGGGGCTCACGGTTTTCAGCCGCTTGGCGAGGGCATCGCGGGTGGTGGTGCTCGCGAGGTTCCAGCTGCCCCACGAACACTTCACCCCGTTCTGCGTCACCGTAAGCTCGCCGCGCACACCATCGCTCGTATTCCGCCAGTTGTGCAGTCGGGCGCTGGCGAAGTCGGGCCAGTCCAAGACGAGGTCTAAGCCTTGCTGAATGAGTCGTCCCGCGCTGGCATCTTCATCGCCCATCGAACCACCGCCCGCACGCGCATTGATAGGGGGCGTTGGGGCAGGCCTCGCGGCAGACGGAACAGAGGATCTTGAAATCACAATCGCGCTCGCGTTCCTGACAGCACGGACAGAGCGAGGTGCTGCCGTCGTAGGGGATCGAGCGAAAGATGATGACAGGACTGCACGACACTGTTCGGCCCCTCCTCCAAGAGGTGAAGATGGCGGGTCTGGCTCCAACGTGGAGGCGCCGGGTCCAGCAGGGGCGTCGGTTCGCACCCGCCCTGCCGCGTACCGTACCGCCACTGTGAACGGAACTGCAAGCCGGCCGGTCGCAGGGAAATCTTGACTTTGCCGCGCCACATCGAGTAGGGCGAAACGCCCGATCACTTCGTTCGTGTGCGAGTGTCAACGAAAACGATGTACAAGTCCGTGCAGTATGCGAGGTCGTTGACAGTTCGAGCGAAAAGTCAACCACCAGGGATGGTAGTCTGCCACGGTGGACACACAAGCGCGGGAGGAGAGAGACCGGAGATCTGCCCGAAGGGAGAATTGCCCGGGAGGGAAGAATGCCACGAAACAGGGAAAAATTGCCGATGTGCTAGAATCGTATTCCTAGTTTTAAAGATTTAAAACTAGGAATAAGATTCTAGCACATC